AAGGACACCGACCCCTGCTATGTTTTTCTCCCCAAAAGGACTTAAAAGTCCATTCGAACGACCAGAAAAGAATGTATAATGACTAAAGAAGATAAAAGGGCAAGAATTCTTCCTGCGTTAGATCTTGCAATTCAAGAAGCACAACGTAAAGGAATCATAAATGATTTGGATCTTGCTGGTATTGCTATGGCTTACAATCTTGCTGGATATTTGGATAACGCGACGCTCACTCCTACTGAGCTTGGAAAACTTACTGGTCAGTTACAAGCGATATTGGACAAGTATGGGTTGTCGTTGTTTGGAAGAAAAGAAAAACCCGAATTGTTAGAGGGTGAAGACCCACTTGAAGATCTTAGGAAACTCAACCCCGAGAATTCAGACCACACCACAGCTTCTCCCAACTAGAGGCAATGAGGTTGCTGAGTTTGCGCGCCAAATTGAAATGCCTTTGCTTGAATGGCAAGAGTATTTAATTAACGAAGCGTCTAAGGTTAAAGAAGACGGCACTTGGGCTTACAAGAATGTGTTGGCTATTGCAGCTAGACAAAATGGTAAAACACATTTGCTGAGAATGAGAATTTTGGCAGGGCTTTATTTATGGGACGAAGAATTACAGATAGCAAGTGCACAAACTAGAGATTTATCGTTAGAGACTTTTAAAAAAGTTGTAGAAGTTATAGATAATTATGATTGGTTGCGTAAAAAGATTAAACACGTTACAAGGGCAAATGGTCGAGAAGAAATACAACTCAAGTCTGGTTCACGTTACAAGATTGTAGCTAGTAATAGTGGTGGTGCACGAGGCTTGTCTTCTGATCTTGTAATACTTGATGAGCTTAGACAACAGAAAACATACGACGCATACTCAGCTCTAGTCTTTACAATGAACGCCAGACCTAACTCACAGTTCTGGGGTATCTCAAACGCTGGCGATCATTACTCACTTGTACTAAACGCTATGAGACAACGTGCATTAGACAAAATAGAAAAAGGTTTAGATGATCCGTTGTGTTTTATGGAATGGTCAGCCTCACCACACAGAAAACTAAGTGACATAGAAGGTTGGAAAGAAGCAAACCCTGCACTAGGAAGAACAATCTCAGTAGACGCAATCAAAGCCAGACTAAGTGACCCACCAGAAATATTTCAAACAGAAGTTTTATGCCAATGGGTAGAAACAATGAACAGCGCGTGGGAACAAGGTGCGTGGAATTCTTGTATGCAACCAAACCTAGCATTAAAGCCTGACAGACCTACTTGGCTTGGTGTTGAAATAAGTCCAGAACGCAACTCCTGGGCTTTAACAGGTTCACAAATACTAGAAGACAAATCTATAGCTGTAGGTTTAATGGAATACCAAGAACAAGACAGCCCAATAGATGATTTATTTATTGCAGGACGGATAGCAGAATGGGCAAAGCACTACAACGCAGAAGAAGTGATAGCAAACAGGTTTACAGGTGATTCAGTAGTAGCCAAACTTAAACAAGCTGGCATAAACGCAAACGTAATTAAAGGATCAGACTATTACACAAATTGCGATCAAGTACTGAGTGCTATGTCAGGTGGACGACTAGCTCACTCTAATCAACCTGAACTATCTGCAAGTGTTAATAGTTGTATAAAAAAATCAAATGACACAGGTGCGTGGTATGTAATGAGACGTAAACCTTCAACAGCTGCAATAAGTATGATTTTGGCAGTTGGTAAAGCCGAACAGTACGGCTCAAGGTCACAAAACCAAGACATTGTAGTTGCTTAGGTGCTTGACTATTATAACGATTTGGTAAAGAATTAGAAGTTATGGGCTTCTTTCAAAATCTTCTTGGTGTCACACCACAAAACGACGTAAACAAAATTGACGCAGCTGTAGCACCATACAATTACCAACAATACGCCCAACCTTTTGACTATTTTGGTTTATCTTCAGTATCGAGAGCACAAGCTATGCAAGTACCAGCAGTTGCAAGAGCTAGAAACATTATGTGTGCAACTATCGGATCATTACCATTAGAAGTTAGACGCGAATCAAACAACAGTAAAGTAGCAACCCCACCTTTTATCAGACAACCAGACCCACGTATGACTGGACAATCTGTATATACATTTTTAGCAGAAGATATTTTATTTACAGGTCAAGGATATTTAAGAATACTTGAACTTGGCGCAGACGGAAGACCTTTAAGTGCAGAATGGATTTCTGTAAGTCGTATTACAAGAACTTTAGACGCTTTAGGTCACAACGTTGAATATTATTCTGTAGACGGCAATCGAGTACCTGATAATGGTCTTGGTTCTTTAATTCCTTTTACTGGTTATGACGAAGGTTTACTTGTAAGAGCAGGAATAACAATACTTACAGCACTTGCATTAGAAAAAGCAGTTAAAAGATTTGCAGATGAACCAACACCTAACGTTGTATTAAAATCTAACTTGCCAATGCCTGCTGAAAGAGTTACAGCCCTATTAAATTCTTGGAAAGAAGCCAGACAAACACGTGGCACAGCTTTTGTAAACGACACAATAGACTTTCAAAGCATAGGATTTAGCCCAGAACAATTAACGCTAAACCAAGCACGTCAATATATGGCTTCCGAGATTGCTAGGGCTTGTAATTTACCTGAATACTACGTAGGCGGCTCGGCTGGCGGAAGTATGACTTATTCTAACGTTACAGCTGAAAGAAGAAGTTTAATAGATTTGTCATTAAGACCTTTAATGACTTGTATTACACAAAGATTAAGCGAAAATGATATTACTCCTCGTGGATCTATTGTAAAATTTGATTTAGAAGAATTTTATAGCCCAAGTGCAATTGAACGCGCTGACATATATCAAAAACTTATTCCTCTTGGTGTAATGACAATAGAGGAAGCAAGAGAAAGGGAAATGTTAATAAATGAATAACTTTATTAAATTCTCAACTGACATTATCGCAGCTAATTCTTCAAAAAGAGAATTAACAGGCGTTATTGTTCCTTTCAATGAAGTCGGTCACACAAATATGGGAGACGTTGTATTTCAACAAGGCTCATTAAAAATTGGTGAAGGTATTAAACTTTTTACCGAACATGATATGACTAGACCAATTGGAAAACTATCAAGATATGAAGAAACCGATAAAGGAATTATTGGAGTATTCAAAATCGCACGAACCAATTCAGGAGACGACGCATTAGCCGAAGCGCAAGAAGGTTTAAGAACTGGATTTAGCGTTGGCGCTATGATTGACGATTACGTCACTAAAGGTGAACAAGTAATTGTTAATGAAGCTACATTAAAAGAAGTTTCACACGTCACATTCCCTGCTTTTGGCGAGCACGCACAAATAACCGAAGTAGCTGCAAGCGCAGAGCCTTCACAACCAACAGAAAGTGAGGAAACTATCGTGTCAAACGAAGTTACCCCAGAAGTAGTAGAAGAAGTAGCAAAGGCTGTAGAAGCCCCAGCTGTAGAAGCTGCAGAACGCAACGTTCGCCCAGCAATCTTCACAGCACCAAGAAGCCCAATTGTTTCAAAGGGTTCATACTTGGAACACTCATTAAGAGCAGCACTTGGCAACGAAGAAAGCCGTCAATATGTAATGGCAGCTGACACCACAACCAACAACGCTGGTTTTATTCCAACACCACAAGCAACCGAAGTAATTAACGGAATTGCTAATGCTGATCGTGGTTTGATTGACGCAATCTCAAAAGGAACTTTACCAACTTCAGGTATGACTTTTGAAATTCCTAAAATTACAACAGCACCAACAGTTGCACAAGCAGACGAAGCAGCAGCTTTATCCGAAACAGATACAGCTTCATCTTTTGTTTCAGTAGCAGTTAAAAAATTTGGTGGACAACAAACATTCTCAGTAGAATTGTTAGATCGTTCTTCACCAGTATTTTTTGACGAACTTGTACGCCAAATGGAATTTGCTTATGCAAAAGCCACAGACGCTTACGTAGCAACACAATTAGGTTCTTCTTGCGCATTAGCAACAGCAACCCAAGATAATACTGCAGCTGGTTTACTTGGTTACGTTTCTGCAGGCGCAGCAACAGTTTATTCAGGTTCACTTGGATTTGCACGTAGCCTAATTGTAAACAGCACCCAATGGGGCAACATTATGGGTTACAACGACAATGGTCGTCCAATCTATACAGCTTCAAACCCAATGAACGCAGGTGGTGCAGTTTCACCAGCTTCATTACGTGGAAACGTTGCAGGACTAGATATGTACGTATCTCGTTCTCTAGACGGATACACAACTGGTGATCAATCAATGATTATCGTAAACCCAGATTCATTCACTTGGTACGAATCACCAAGATTGTCTCTACGCACTAACGTAATTAACACAGGTCAAATTGACGTAAATTATTACGGATACGGCGCACTAGCAGTTAAAGTCGCTGGTGGCGGAGTTTGGTTTAACAAGAACTAATAAACCATTAAACGTGTGGGTGGTTCGCCCCTGTGCCACCCACACCCTTAACGAGAGGAATAAGAAATGCCAGTATTAGTTACAGCTAGTGAGTTAAGAGCTGTACTTGGTGTTCCTGTTGCTCTTTATTCAGATGCACAACTTGATTCAATAATTGAAACTTCAGAAGACGCTATTGGCGATTTTCTTGTACAACATAAAATAGCAATTGAAGCACAACGCTCAGAAAGTACTACTTTAACAACTTTATATGCAACACAACCCCACAAATTTTATGTAGGACAAACAGTTACAATTTCAGGTGTTACAGGTCATAACGGATCTAAAGTAGTAGCAGACATTGTAGATATTTATACTTTTAAGATTACAACTACAGGTGCAACAGTTCACGAAGATTTACGTTTTCAAATTCCTAACGGCACAGCTTCAGTAAATGGTCTTGCACAATACAACGGCGTAGACGCTGTTGAAGAAGCCGTATTACAAATAGCTGTAGACGTATTCCAATCAAGATTAGCTGCAGGTGGCACACAACAAGCTCTTGATTACACACCAGCCCCATACAGAATGGGCAGAACCCTTCTTTATAAAGTCACAGGTTTAATAAGCAAATATATTGACTCTAATAGTCAAGTAGGTTAATTTATGGCTTTAAGTACATTACGCGCAAGCCTTAAAAGCGCAATAACAGATAACACAAAATACTCTGCCTACGATCACGTACCAGATATTATAATCCCGCCAGCAGCTCTAATTTTAGCTAGTGACCCATACCTTGAACCAATGGTTATAGGCAATAGCAAAAACTATTACGTCAGACTCACATTAGAAGTTGTGAGTACAACGTATTCTAACCCAAGCGCGCTAACAAACTTGGAAGACGATATAGAAACCATTCTGGGACTTATTCCGTTAAACTTTATAGTATTATCGGTAAGTAGTCCTAGAATAAGAAGCACTAATAGTACAGATCTATTAACAGCTGAAATACAACTACAAACAGCCTACACAGGCTAAGGAAGGCACTAATGGCAACAACAATTTTAAGTGGACGTAGTTTAACTTTAACTATTGCTACAGTTCAATACGCAGAACAAATTTTAGACTCTGCTATCAACTTTGATACCGAGCGTTTAACTTTTGACACTCTTGCAGGCAAAGCATACAAGTACATCGACTCAAACGTGACTCTTGATATCAACTTCTTAAACGACGCTGGTAAAACAAGTCCAGGAAGTTTGTACAAAGCATTATGGGACGCAACAGAAAGCGCACCAGATACAGCACTTGCTTTTGTGCTAACACTTACAACAGGTGTGACTTTGACTGGTAACGTATTACCACAATACCCAGGAATTTCTGCTTCAGGTGCAGACGCACAAACTTGTTCAGTATCTCTACAAGTTGTCGGCATACCAGTAGAAGACCTAACAGTCGCTTAACACAAACCAAAGAACAGGGGCACACAAATGCTTAAATTAAAAATACATTGGGAATTAGAGACAGGTGAAGTTTATGAAGAGTGGACTAGACCTAATGAACTTGCCCAAGCAGAAAAAGAACTTTACAACAATAAATCAATTATTAAAATTCTTACTGAAGAAAGCAGTCCAAGTAATAATCTTTTATTGTTTTTGGGTCATAAGATCCAACAGCGTGTTACAAAGAAGATGGAAAACTTTGAGATTTGGAAGCCAAAGGTTACCGATATTGCAGCTGTTGATTTTGAGACAGCAAATTTTACGAAGCCCGAAGCATCGGGCGAATAGCAGTAGAACTAGCAATAGCAACTGGGATACCACCAGACTATTGGCTCAATGCAGAACCAGAATTATGGGCTACGGCTATTC